TGTACCAAACTTAGGTTCAGGATTATCTTGTCCACCCCATGAACATATATCATTAATGAGTGTTGAAAAGTTACGTAAAATAATAGCAGTGTAATCTTCAGGTGTTACCATTCTATTTTGTGTAGCATATTGGAATGGTGCATTTGTTCTGATTGATTCAATTGTTTCTTTTTCACCACCTGCAATAGCTGCAGCAGTTGTTGTAACAGTAAGAGTTCGTGCAGTTCCAAGAACTGTCACAGTATCAGTTGCAGTAAAGCCAGTCGCAGTATTTGCAGTTGCACCTTTTGTTGATATATAGTCAACAGTAATAGTACTACCAGCAGCAGGACTTAATCCTAAAATTCCATTGCCGCCAAATGACAATTGAAAGAATCCATTCGGTGCTTCTTTTAAAATATAAATTGTTGATGTAGCTGATATCGTAGTAGCAGCTGTAATATTTGTATAGACAGTATCAGTCGTTCCTTCAGTGACTGTCACAAGTGCACTATCTGCATCGAGTGATATGTCAGGAATCATATAAACATCTGCTTCATTAAATTCACCAACAAGAAACGTTTTAGATTTACGTGTTCCTTCGTATATCGGAACGACTGCAGAACCGTCTACTGTTTTAAATACATAGCTACCAGTACCATCATCTTCTGCACTGTGCACATCTGTTGTTTGAAATGTATATGCTACATCATCAACAGTCGCAACAAATCTATGATAACGTGGTAAATCGATTGTACTCGGCCGACCACTTACGCCCGAGAGGCTCAGAGTGACCCCTACGGTAGCCTTGGCGCTTGTCTTTGTATCTGGCACATAACCGATACCAGTTGCAAGAGATACAACTGATGATCTCAGTTGAGCTGTACCAAGAAATGATTCGTTCAATGCGAAGTTAGCCGTCAGTGCATTGACATGTGTATTATATGCAAGCACATCAAGAATATTAGATAGGCCAGATGCTTCAAAATTATAGTCAGCAAACTCAGTTGAGTTTTGTAAAAATGTTTTTAGATTAGCTTTTATGTTAGCAAAATCTAATGCGGTGGATTTAATCGTTGTTGCCATGTTACCTTAACCTCGCGAGGACGGTGGAAACCGTCACTATCTCTTGTGTGTTTATTACTCTAAATTCCACTGTTACTCGTATCGAGTTCCTATCCGGAGTTGCCGTCGCATTCACATTAAGTGCTTGAGCTCTCGGTTCAAAAATGCCAATAGCATGTCTAATTCGATCCTCTATATCTTCTTCAGCATCATCATCTGCAAGATCAAATAACATTTCTCTGAGATTAGCACCAAACTTTGGTTTAAATGGTTTCTCAAAATAATTAGTCAACATAAGATTTTTAACAGCTTGCTTTACTGCAGCTGCAGATTCTTTTTTAAATATTTCTCCACTCGGCTTATTAGCAAAAGTAAGATCAATATCTTTGTATAGTCTAGTACGAGTTCCGATTAAGGTACTTACACTTAGATTTCCATCTTCTGCTGATAACTTAGTTGCCATTGTTTTCTCTTATACTTTGATCTTATTTATAACAGTTTTTACGTAGTTGAACCTTTTAATGCATTAACAAACCAGCTATCTGATAACCATGTAACGAGATTGCCGTTGTATCTGCTACCTTGGCTAACCACCTGGTCGTCAGGTGCTTGGCCAGTAGGTCCAGCCTTACCAGCATAAGCACCTAACATATCTAAATGCATAGTATAATTACCCATATAACCTTTTGACATTCCACCCGCTCTTATTCCAGCTTTAACTGCAGCTTTTACAAAGAGTGCAAGAATAGCTTGATCTTGTATTTTTGATGCATCAAGTTTTCTACCTTTATATGTTACAAATAAATCTGCGGCAAGACCGCTATCATGTCGAGCTGAGCCTATTCTACGACCAGTTGTACCAGGTTGTAAACCGCTCGTAATTGTAACATAATCAACACCTGAGGCTTTGACTGCTGCAGCTAACGCATTTATTAATCTATCTTTAACAGGTTTATTGCGTGTCTTAGTATTAGAATAATCATATATTACTGTACCGCTTTCATTATCTGCAACGAGCGTTATATCTTCATATTTTAATCCATTAACTTCAACTAAATCAGTATTACTTAGTATTTGATTATTTAATCTTGTTTCGAGCTTAAGTTCTGGTTTAGCTGCACCGACTATATCATAGTTCTCATCAATTTGTGGCATAACGACTATCACTTGAACATTTAGTGTAGCACCTTCAAGACCCGCATTAGGGTCAATTTCATCATAGTCTATAATTATTTTATCGTAGCCAAACAAATTAGTAGCAAGCCGTGTAGCAAAATCAAATACAACTTCTGGAGAACTTATATTATTTTGATTATACATTTCATATGTAATAGCACGGCCAGTTTGTGCAAGGTAAGGAACAGAACCCGGAGTTAATGTTTCTCCGGCAGTTGCTTTATAAACTCCTTCAGCAACCACTAATTGATAATCTTTGAACTGATTATTTAATTTTTTATATTTAATCACTTCGGCTTGTAACAATAGCTGTCTTGCAAGACTTTGTCGCTCTTCTATTGTAGCTAAATGGCCAAGAGTTGTTCCTATTAAAAATGTAGATAATGGTATACCTACTCCTAATAAAGTTTTTAGATTCACTGAATACACTCCCTTTCTGGGGTCTAACGCCATAGGATCATATTTTTTATCTGGCAAAATAGGTTGATATTGGGGACTGCCTTTAATTAATACAGAATTAGTTGTTCCTGAACCTGTATTTTCATATGGAGTATAATTTATTTCACCATCGAATGATCTATTAATTGACGTAGGTATTTTTTTATTATAATCTTCAGATATTCTATTCTCTGCATAAAGCGTATTAATAAATTCTCTGTTAGTATTATTTGCAGGATCTTTTAATTTAACTCTTATTTCTTTTGTAGTAAGAGGTCTTTCAGTAATGAATCCAGTATTTGGCCCAATGTTAATTTTGTTTTTTATATAATCACCTTCGTCAATCAAGACTTGTTCTACACCATAATTACCTTTAGTTAAATATGAGCTCATTGACATTGTTGTCGATGTATCAGAATCAGCAGTAGGTTTTTTGGTAGCAATTATATTATTGTCTGGATCAGTAGCTGTTGCGGTTATAATTGAAAATCCAGCAGCTGAACCAGTTCCACCGCCGGCGTCTGGGTCAGCATAGTTTTGTGAATTAGTAACATCTGCTGTAATAGCTTTCTCGGCTGTACCTTTTAATGATCCATGAAATGTAGTATAGTGAGCTGCTGTTCCTTCTATTCTGGTGATCTCTGCTTTTGGCGATACAAAAGAAGCATCTGCATATACGGTTCCACCCGCTCTTAGGTTTCTGGTATACATTTGCATATGATCACCGCCTATAGTTCCTCCAACACCTATCACCGTTAGGTCGGCAGCACCTATGTTAATGTCAGGTGAACTGATACCAACATTTGTCATTGAAGTAAATAGTGCTTTACCTTTTCCTGACATTTCATAATCACCACCAACCGTGTTATCATAGTTTCCTTTGATTATATTATTGTGATTTCCAAGAGTTGTATTTGTTCTTGTACCTAAAATAATATCAGATTCATTTCCAGAAACAGTCGATGCTTTATTTTTACTAATAGTCTCAACAACTGATCCAGTAATAGTTTCTTTTTTATCACCGCCTACAGTTAAGTTATAATCTCCTGAAACTCTCATATCTAAATCACCGGTTGCATCAACTTCTATATTTTTACAAGATACTTTCAGATCACCTTCAATCATAAACACACTGCTACCACCAACAGAAGTAATAACATTGTTTTCAGCACGCATAATCATCGTGCCATCTTGTCGCATCTCTATGCCAGTACCATTTCTATGTTTTAAAATTATTCGTTCTTCACCACCAGCATCATCAAAAATAAGAACATGTCCGCTTTTTGTTCTCTTTACACTTGCCTCGGTATAGTCAGACGAATTTTGTGTAGTAGTTGCCATAATATCAGCAATGTCTATATCAGGATCACCACCACCAGTACTTAACTGATGATCTTCTACTCCAATAGATGACTTATAAAAATATTCAGCTTTAGGATATTCGCCTGAAGGATCACCTCTGTTATTAATGTTTTTACTTGATTGACTTAAGTTCGTGTTATTCTCAAGTTCTCTAAACGCATCCGCCATTATTGTATATCCTGTAATTCGTTTATTGCTACTGAATTAATTTTCTGTCTTGCAATAATCTCTTCTCGTGTTAAAAACTTCTTATCTAATGCTGGGATGCATGCATTTTCCTTATAAAATGGAGATAAGGCTGTAAGACTTGATACATCAAATCCAGGTCCTTCACCAGGATCATCACCTAAATCATTTTGACCGAAGGCATCACCACCTGGTGCAAAG